GGACAATGCCTGATGCTTTTCCATTGCTAAACAGCAGCGATGAAGTTTATCAGCAGCTATTAGCGTTGATTAACGAAAACCACCACTATAAAACATTGGTTATTGACAGCATTAGCAAACTAGATCGCCTGTTTACTGAAGAAGTAACAAAAGGAAACACCAGCGCGAAAGCGTTAGCACTGGCAATGGGTGGTTACGGTGCTGGTTATCAAGCGTTGAGCAGTATGCACGGCAGAGTTAGAAAAGCCTGCCAGTTATTGGTTGATAAAAAAGACATGAACATCATTTTTTTAAGCCATGCAGAATTAAACACGATTGACCTGCCAGACAGCGAGCCTTACCAACAGTTTGGGTTAAAAATGGAAAAGAAAAGTCAAAGCCATTACATTGACGATGTAGATTTTGTAGGTTATATGCGCCTTGAAACTTTTGTCATGAAAGATGAACAAAAGAAATCAAAAGCAAAAAGCACGGGTGAACGCATTATCCAATGCACCAGTGCAGCGTCAAGCGTTAGCAAAAACCGCATGGGTATAACTGACGATATTTTTGTACAACACGGGGTTAACCCATTTATGACATTTTTAGGAGAACAACAATGAGTTTTTGGCAAACAAGCGAAGGCAAATCAGCAACAGACACAACAGGTAAGTTTGAATCAAACGGTGGAATTGCATTGATACCAGAAAACACAACCTGCTTAGCCATGATTACTGAAGCTAACATTGCAGAATTTCAAGGCGATGAATATATCAACTTGGCTTGGACAGTAAATAAGCCAGACGCATATAAGAATAGAAAAGTGTTTCAAAAAGTGCGCATTTTTGACGCAGATACTAAAAAACGCGACAAGGCTTTAAATATGCTTGCGGCTATTGATAAAAACGCGGGTGGTAAATTATCCAAGTCTGACACTGCCCCAACCAATGAAACGCTTTTAAATCTAATGCAAAAACCAATGCTGATTAAAGTGATGGTTTGGGAGATGAACGAAAAAAAGGGTAACTGGGTTGCAGCGGTATCACCACGAAGCACGGAAGAACCTGTGCCAGTAAAAGAAACAAAAGTAACGCCAGAAGTAGGCGAATTTGACGATATTCCATTTTAATTAAAAACAAACAACAGCACATGGACGTGCAAAAACTAAAGGTGAATAAAATGATAGAACAAAGAACGCCAGAATGGTTTGCACAGCGTACAGGCAGAGTAACTGCTTCAAGTGTAGGCGCAATTTTAGGATTATCGCCCTATATGAAACGTGAAGATGTAATGCGTAACATGGTGCGCGAATATCATGGTTATGAACGTGAATTTAAAGGCAACCAAGCCACAGAATATGGCACGTTCCATGAAGATATGGCTGTAATGGATTATCAGCTAAAAACAGGTAACGTAGTCGCAAAAACAGGTTTTCATACTTTTGGAAATTGGATTGGTGCAAGTCCTGATGGTTTTGTGGGTTTTGATAAACTGATTGAAATTAAATGCCCATACGGACAGCGTGACAAAATCCCACCAGTATTTAAAACGCTGGAAGAACAACCGCACTATTATGCACAAGTACAGGTGCAGATGTTTGTTACTGGCATGAGCGCGTGTGACTTTTATCAATGGACACCAAATGGCGATAACTTAGAAACTGTTTTTTATAGTGCTGATTGGTGCAGAAAAAACATTCCATTACTTGAAAAATTTTACGATGAGTATTTAGAAGAACGCGCGCAACCAGAAAAACATTTGCAAGACAAACGCACCACCAATAACGCTAACTCTACAGCGTACCGCGTGGAGTATTATTTTGAATTAAAAGCGCAGATTGCCGAACTAGACGCATTGGCAAAGGGTGTGCTTGAGCAAATTGTTAAGGATTGCAACGAAAAAGACAGCGAGATTAACGGGCATAAATTAACGAAGGTAGTCAAAAAAGGCGCGGTGAGTTATGCAAAGGCTGTCAAAGAGTTGCTACCCGATGCAGATTTAACGCCTTATATGGGTGAGCAGAGCGAGTATTGGAGATTGTCATGAATTCACAAGAAATAGCTGAAGTAATGAAATTACATTTAGATGGATTAAGCGCAGAAGAAATAGGAAAAGAGCTTGGATATACTACTAAAACAATTACGAGTTTTTTATATAAAGAAAATTTAAAACCAGAACCAGAATTAAAGCCTGATCCAAAAAATGTTTTAAAGTGGACTATATGCAAATATGGCTCAAATAATAATTCTTCATTTCCAAATGATAATCAAATTGTTTTAGCCATGACTAATACTGAATTATGGGCTGTTTGTGTTTTTGACGCTAAATCAAAAGATTTTATATTGAACCCAATTGATGATCCTTTATATGACGAACCTATTTATTTATACAATGTTTACGCATGGATGCCTTTGCCAAACGCGCCAGTTGTTCCACATATTAAAAATGACGAATATTTAATTGAACAAACAGCAATCGAAACATTCGACATAATTGACGCAATTACACCAGCGTTGCGTGATGCTGTTAAACATTTGTTAGTGCAACAAGGAGTGAATAAATGAAAATGCGCCCATACCAACAACAGGCGCACGATGACTGCGTGACGTGGATAAGAAAAAACACCGCGTCATGCGTTCTCGAATTGCCAACCGGTGCAGGCAAATCTATTATTGTGGCTGAGATTGCCAGCACGTTAAACAAGATTAGCAAAGGCAAACACGTTTTGTGTATTGTTCCGAGCAAGGAACTTCTTGAACAAAATGCCGACAAGATACGCGCTACAGGAAATGAAGTGTCGTTGTTTTCTGCAAGTGTTGGTGAAACGTGCCTTGCTAATCCGTTAGTAGTTGGAACGCCTGTCAGTATTAAAAACCAACTTGAACGGTTTGGCAGTCAATTCTGTGCCGTGATTATTGACGAGTGTCACAAAATAACGCCAACCGTAAAAGAAATCATTGACCAGTTGCAGGTGTTTAATGAACGCCTGCGCGTTATTGGGTTGTCTGCAACACCTTATCGCATGAACACCGGCTACATTTACAAACATGATTTGCGTGGCGTGGCGTTGCATGAAAGCAAAACACGAGAGCCGTATTTTCATAAATTGATTTATAAAATCACAGCGCGTGAGCTAATCCAGCAGGGTTATTTGTGCCAACCAATAGTTGGTGCAATTCACAGCGAGCATTATGAAACGCTAAATATGCAAACTAACGCGATGGGTAATTTTAGCAAAGAAGATATTGACCGCGCATATCATGGCAAAGGCAGGTTAACCGCTGACATTGTGGCGGACGTGATTAACCAGTCAAAAGATCGCCAAGGCGTGTTGTTTTTTGCGGCTACCGTGCAACACGCTGGTGAGATAATGGAATCTTTGCCGCCAGAATTATCCGCCATTGTTACGGGTTCAACGTCTGCAAGCCAACGTGAAATAATATTGCTCAAATTTAAAGCCAAAATTATTAAATATCTGGTTAACGTGGCAGTTTTAACCACTGGATTTGATGCACCTCATTGCGATGTGGTTGCAATTTTACGCGCCACCGAGTCAGCATCATTATTACAGCAAATAATCGGGCGTGGTTTGCGTCTAAGCGATGGAAAAGAGAATTGCCTAGTCTTAGATTATGCTGAGAATATCGAGCGACATTGCCCCGATGGTGACGTTTTTAATCCCGATATTAAAACCAGTAACAGCGTAGATTTTGACGGTGAGTATTTGATTGCGCGTTGTCCTGATTGCAACTTGCAAAATGAATTTAAACCACGAAAAAATGAGGAGGGGTTTGGCGTTGACGATAACGGTTATTTTGTAGACTTGCAAAACAATCGCATTGAAACTGAACATGGATTTTTTCCAGCGCATCACGGGCGAGCCTGCCAAAGTGATTACTGCAATTATAAATGGAGTTTTAAACCCTGTTTTGAGTGCAACGCTGAAAATGATATTGCAGCGCGTTATTGCTCAACCTGCAAAGAGGAGTTAATTGACCCTAATGAAAAACTGGTACGCGCATACCGTGAGCGCAAATCAGACCCGTATCAATCGCAAACTGATGAGGTGCTTGATATGAAAGTTAAGCCAACCATTAGCAAAGCAGGAAACGAGTGCCTACGGGTTGAATTTATTACAGCGTGGCGAACATTTACCGTGTTCTTTTCAGAGAAGGCAAAGCGTGATTATGATTCATTTATGGCTGTTACTATGCGTGGAAGTAAACCACCCGCAACGGTAACTTATCAAAAAGTAGGCGATTTTTATAAAATTTACAATTACAACATGAGACCAAGACAAGATGAAATTCCCCCAATGGCTTAAAGTTTATGGTGATGTTGGTTTTCGCGGTGACTGCCCAAGCGAAACACTCGAAGCAATTACGTTTTTTGCGCATATCAGAAAGCAGCACCCACAAACTTATGGTTTGATTGCTACGCACATAAGAAACGAAGGCAAACGCAACTGGCAGCAGGTGGCGCGTCAAAAGGCTGAAGGCATGACCAAAGGCGCACCAGATATTATTATTCCAACAGGCAGGGCATTTATTTGTGAGCTGAAACGCCAAGACCATACCAAGTCAAAATGGCAGGAAGGGCAGCTTGAATATCTAAAAGCCGCCCACGATGCAGGTGCGTTTGTTTGCGTTGCGCTGGGTTATGAAGCGGCTTATCAGGCTTTTTTAGAATCTATTGTTTAAAATATAAAAAAATATGTTTACTTTTTAGAATATCGGG